GGTCTTGAACGCCTCCATCAGGAAGTCCGCGCCCTCCTCCAGCATGTCGGGCTGGCCGAAGAGGAAGGACTTGTGGCTGGTGTCGAGCCCCAGCGCATGGGCGTACCCGGCGTCGAAGGCCTGCTCGAAGTCGAGGTAGATGATCGAGTCGTCCGGGCCGATCCCACGGGAGGGGTCCCCCCCGCTCATGATGACTCGCTGCATCTCCACGGCGGTCTGGATGCCCAGTGTGGTCTTGCCTGAGCTGGGAGGCCCGTAGAACTCCACCGTGCGGCCCATGGGGACGCCGCCACCGATGGCGTGGTTGATGGCGATGTTCCCGGTGGAGATGAACAGGGTATCGGTGGCGATGGCATCGAGCGTGCCCACGGCGAGGTTGAACTTCTTCTCCGACTGGGCCAACAGCAGGGCCAGACCTGAGACCTTCGGTTTTGCGACGGCCATTTCTCTTTCCTACAACGTTGCGAGGGAGACGCCGGGCTTGGCCAGCAGCTCCTCGAATGTGAATGCTCGGCTGAACTCGGCCATCAGGAAGGCGCTGACGTAATCGGTCATTGACTTCTCCAAGATCGCGGTGTTCTTCTTCAGCACCTTCTTGCCTTCCGGCAGGGTGGCGACGTATTCAGAAACGAGATCGGGGGGTGTGTACCCCAGCCTTTCGGCGTGGGTTCTTGCGGTCTCGATACGCTCCTTGTCGGAAGCCGACTTCGACAATCCCTTGGTGGTCGCCGTCTGGGTCCCGGGGTAGTCCCGCATCCACACGGACGGGGACATGAAGAGGGTCTTGTCGAGGCAGCCCTTGGCGGTCAGGTAGGCGCACAGCGCGCCCTGCAACCGGACCACGGGCTTGATCATCGACTGGTTGGAGATGCCGTAGGGCACGTCCTCCACGATCACCATGTCGGCGTCCTTGGCATAGATCGCAATCTCTTGCAGGAAGCGCAGGGGGGTCTTGTCCCGGGAGTCGAACTCAGTGACGATGCCGTCACCGGCCCCACCACCAGCCCTCCGCAGGATCACTGCGGAGAGCTTGGCGGCAAGGTCGACCGAGAGGATCAGGCTCACACCAGTCCGTTGAGCAGGTCGTCGAAGTTGTCGACGGCTTCCTCGACCGGAGCGGCAGCCTTGGCGGCTGGCTTGGCAGCTGCCTTGGCCGGAGCCTTCTTGACGGGCTCCTCCACCACGGTCTCCTCCAGCCCCGCAAGGAGGTCATCGGAGGACTCTTCGACCGGCTCTTCGGTGGCCTCTTCAGCAGCGTCGTCGCCGACGCCGGAGAACAGGTCGTCGGTCATGACGTCAGGCAGCTCATCGAGCAGCTCCCCGGTGTCGAGGTTGACCTCATCATCGGAGATGGACTCCCCGCCGATGCCATCCAGCAGGCCGCTGAGGTCGGCGTCCAGACCCTCCGTGGATGCCTCCACGACGGTGGCACCCTTGACCTGTGCCCACGCCTCCATGACGGCGGCGATGTCCTGAGCGATCCACTGCGGCTGCTTGGGCGAGCCACAGGCGATGGACAGGTCCGGGATCTGGTTCTCCTTGAAGGAGAGGGCGGTCGTCTTCTGACGCTCCTTGGTGGGATCGAGGAGCCACTCCGCATTGGAGGCGACAGCGATGTCGAACTGCTGGAAGTTCTCGCTGGTGCACGGGCCGAGCAGCAGGTCGTGCTTGCGCAGGTCGGTCCACTCCTTCTTGGCGTCGATCAGCTTGTTGAACACCTTGTCCGCGAAGCCCCACACGAGGACCTCGACCGAGTACGGCGTCTGGAGGTTGGTGGTTCCCGCCTTGGTGCGGTACCGGATGATGTGCATGGCGTAGCGGCGCTGCGGCTCCTGCGCGTAGTCCGGGAAGTCCTTGGCCAGCTTGCACATCGGGCAGTTCTTCGGGTCTGCGCCGACGGTCTTCAGGATCTCCGCATCACCGAGGCAGATGGCCTTGGTGATGAAGTCGGTCTTGTAGTCCTCGTAGGTGGACTTGTCCTTGCGCTCCTTGGTCTCCATCTGCGGGACACCGTTGATGATCTGCGGCTTGCGGAGGGTGTGGACGAACTCCATGACGGGGTTCTCCAGCCCGACGAGGATGCGAGCGCGCTCGCCGTTCTTGAGCTTGAGCTTCGGGTAGTCGTAGTTCGTGACTGCGACCCTGTTCTCTTCCTCGAAAGTGACTCTGGGCATCTGACGTTCCTTCTGTTTCCCGGGAGCCGGATTGTTCCGGACTCAATGGCTACAACTGATGATACGGATCAGCACTGACAAAACTCACCTTTCGAGAGATGACTCGAACTGGAGTGCATGAAGGGCTGCGCGGAGGTCCTTGCGGATGGCATCCAGCTGCCAGTGGATCTGGGAAATGACCTCATAACTGTCATTAGTTACGGACACCAATCTGTCCCTAAGATAGGCCACTCTTCTTTCATTAAATGAGTCCAGCTTGGCGTCGGCTGCACGCTCTGCTGCGGAGGAGAACTCGACCCGGCTGCCCGCCCTGATCTGGGTGGCCTGCATGAGCGCCTGATCAGCGGCGAAGGCTGCCTCCTCCTTGGCCCTGCGTGCCCGGCCCCGGGCGAGGGTGACCTTGCTCAGCAGCTCGTCGATCCGATCAGAGCGTGCCCTGACCCGCCGCAGCAGGTCGGTCATCTCCGCGATGCTCTCCTGCTCAGCGCCACGCAGCCTGCCCTTGGGATCCCCCGCAGCGCCATGGCGAAGCTCCAGCGCCTCAGTGACCCACGCCAAGATCTGGGCCTCGAAGTCGGACTCGTTGCTCACAGCAGCATCCCTGCCATCACGTTGTCGGCGTCGGTGGTGTCCTCGGCGACCACCAGACCAGCCCCTCCGAGGATGAGACTGATCGCGGGCTGGTCCTCCGGGGTGATCCGGAAGGTGCCATCGAGAGTGACTACTCCCTCGGGGGTCTCGACCTTGACCGTGTCCACGCCCTGCCGGAAGTCGAGGTAGGTGGTGAACTTCAGCCACTGCACCTCGTCAGGCATCTCGGAGATGGTCACTGTGGCGGTCTTGGGGGGCAGCAGGGCCGCGTTGTGCTCGGCACTGTGGAACCACCCCGGATCCTCCTCCTCAGGCTCCACAGCGGCAGCCTCGGGCTGCTCAGGTACCACTGTGTGGTCGGGCAGGACGAAGTCAGGGTTGCGGGTGGCGTAGTAGGACGCGGAGAAGCCGAAGAAGCCTTCCTCCCACGCGTAGTACTGGTCCAGCACCGCGTGCAGGGAGTCACCCTCCCAGTAGTGGGCCTCCTTCAACCACGGCAGCTCCACCTCGATGTCGTAGCCCTTGATCGTCTTGTCCTCGTTGAGCCGGACCTCGGCCTGTGCACCCCACTGGTAGCCCTCATGCCAGTCGGCGCGGATCTCCAGCGGGAAGCCGGGGACCGGGAAGTTGACGCAGGGCTCGACGAGGTCAATGACCTGCTTGGTGGTGATGGACTCGTGGACGAGGAACTCCAGCGCGTCGTGGACGGTCAGGGTCATCCGGATCAGGTCTTCGAGCCCGGCCTCCTTGATGGCCTTCTGGACCCGGACCATGGCGATCTTGAGGATGTCGGCGGCGGTGCCCTGAATCGGTGCGTTGACAGCCATCCGGTCGCCCTTGGCCTTGATCCACTCCTTGGGCTGGTAGTGCTCCCAGATCGTGTAGACCCTGCCGAAGTGTGTCTTGACCCACTTCTGCTCCCGGCCTGTGGCCTGCTGGGTGGCGATCCAGTTGGCCAGCGCAGGGTACCCGGCGAAGTAGTCCGCCAGCATCTTCTCCGCGTCCTCCTTGGTGACCGGGTCGGAGGGGCTGGTCAGCATCTCGGCGATGTTGCCTGCCCCGGACCCGAAGAGGGTGGCGAAGTTCAGGGTCTTGGCCGACTGCCGCTGCTTCTTGGTGACGTCGTCGAGGGCGACCTTGAAGGTGGCGGCTGCGGTGGACTTGTGGAGGTCGAGACCGTTGTTGAAGGCGTCGATGATCTTGCGCTCACCGGACAGGGCCCCGGCGATCCGCATCTCCACGTTGGCGTAGTCGAAGCCGACGATCCGGAAGTGCTCGGGGGCGATGAACAGGTCCCGGAAGTTGAGGTCGAAGGTGAGCCCCGACAGCAGCTGGAAGTGGTAAGGCTTGGGCCACTGCTGGTAGCTAACCTGATCCACCGACAGCCGCCCGGTGAGGGCTCCGAACTGGTTGTGGTTGGGGAACACGTAGCCGGTCCCGGCGTAGCCCATCTCGTTGATGAACTTGGTCAGGTAGGAGCCGTTGAGCTTCACCACCTGCCGGTACTCAAGGATCATCTTGATGATCGGGTCGGACTTGGCGATCACCTTCAGGGCGTCGTCGCTGGTGCTGGGTGCCCCGGTCTTCTCCGAGCGCATCTTGATCGGCAGGCCGAGCCCGTCGGGCTTCTCATCGAACAGGACCTTGGCCAGCTGTGGCACCGAGTTCAGGTTGATGTTGATGGTCCGGTTCAGGCGCTTGCCCAGCTGGTCCTGAATCTCCTCCCCCATGAGGACGGCGAAGCGCAGGGCCTCTGCCGACTTCTTGCGGACGTTGGGCCAGTGGAAGAACATGTTGCCGGAGGCGACCCCGGTCTCCGGGTCGATGACCCCGGCCTCCATCTCCACCAGTCCCGGGAGCAGGGCCATCTCGGTCTTGAAGATGAACGTGTCCTTGAGGGCCTCGTAGTGTTTCTCGAAAATGAGGAGCGACCCGACGGAGTCCTCGCAGGCGTACTCGATGACCTTGGGGCTGTAGGCGTTGCGGGTGTTGAACCGGATGTACGGCTTGCCTCCCTTGCGCATGAGCGGGCCCAGATCGGGATCGTTCGTGGTGAACAGGTCGTCGAAGTGCGTCATGTCCATGTTGAACGCAGCCTTGGCCACGGACTTCAGGTCCTTGCCGACCCTGATGGGGTCGTAGCAGGCGGCGAGCCAGACCAGCAGCATGGTGTCCGCGAGGATCGGGAACATGCCCTTGGTGCGCCGGATCTCCGGGCCCAGCTCCTCGTCGTTCCAGAGCGTTTCACGAAACCACCGGGACAGGCCCTTGAGTTCGTAGGCAGCGTTGTGGGCGACGCCCTGACCACTGCTCAGCATCCGCCACAAGGCGCGTGCCACCGGGATGATGTCGTCGATGTTGCCACCGTCGTCGTGGGCGATGGGGATGTATCGGGCCCACTCGGTGGAGACCGTGAAGGAGATGCCGACCACGATGTAGTCGGGGTGGAACTGCTGGAGGGAGACACCCTTCTTGTCGTCCCCGGTGTAGCCCGCTTCGATGTCGAAGTCGAAGGGCTTGCCGCTGGCGGTGATCCGGTCGATGAAGGAGACCGCTCCCTTGGACCCGTAAGCCTCCCGGAGGGCTCCGTAGTTGCGGCTGGTCACCGCTGAGGACTGGAGGAGAACGGTCGTGAAGTGAAGGTGGCAGCTTCGAGGACGGCCTGATTGTCCTGCTTGGCCAAGGCCACCTTCTTGATGCTGGTTGCCACCGCCGACCCGACAGCTCCGACGAAGAAGGTGGTCGGGATGGCGAGGATCGTCAGTGCCAAGCAGGCCTGCCAGATCCATGTCCAGTACGTTGCCCAGTCCATATCAGTTCTCCTTGATCTGCGGGGTGCTTCTCCTGTTGATACGCCTCACGACAGCCCTGCCGCAGTGACGTAAGCGATTGCTCGTTCCATGATCGACGGATCATCCTGAAAGTTCCCCAGCGCGACGTTGCATCTTGAGCACAAGAGGCCCCTGACACACCTCCCACAACTGCGCTTGCCGGGGCAGCACGCATGGTCGTGGTCGACGGCCAATGCCTTAGCTTGGGTGCGCTGACAGATCGAGCAGCGGCCCTCCTGCGCGTCGAACATCTCGACGTAGCGCTCCAGCGAGATTCCGTAGTTCCGCAGGAGGTAGGCGTGCCTCAGGTTGTCGGCGTTGACCACGTTGTAGGACCGCATGTACGCCCGCTTGTCCTCCTGCTGAGCCATCCGAGGACCCATGACATCGACTCGACAGCAGGCCTTGCAGTCCGACCGATAGCCGTCCTTGGAGTCCACGTTCCGGTAGAACTCCAGTGAGCCCAGAGGCTTGGGGACGCCACACTTAGAACAGATTTTTACCAAAATGCCACCACGACTTCCAGTAGGCCGGTTGTCTGCCCGGAGCGGTACGCCTCGTCGGCGACGGCGAGGGTCTTGCGGATCGACAGCCTGCGCTTGGCGTCGTAGTGCTTGGAGACCTTGATCAGCTCGGTCAACAGGAACGCCTGCGGACCCAGCGCCTTGGCCATGTCCCCGGGGGAGCGGTGGTCGGACTGCATGTCGTGGATCATCCCGGCCTTGTCGAGCTTGGCGTCCAGCAGTCCTATGATCCTCCCGATCTCGTCACGCGGGATCGTCTCGGCGGCGAGCAGGGCGGTCTTGCGGTCCAGTGCCAGCAGGGCGTCAGTGAAGCTGTCCCGGGGCTGCTCGGCCATCATTGCGTTGATCACCGAGATGGTGATCTCACCGGGGAACACCGCCAGCTTGAGGCAGGTGTCCCTGACCAGCCGCAGGTCCCAGTTCGATCTGGTGAGCAGGTGGCGGGCGATCCCGTCCCGCATGGGGGCCTTCGACCTGACCCACTCCACGGAGCGCAGCGCGGTCGCGGAGGTGAACGGCTTGCACTCCACCACGTGGCCCTTGGTGCCGATACAGGCTATGTGCGGGAGGGGCTCCGGTCGGGTACCGTGTCTGCGCTCCTCCGGGGTCGGCTCGGTCTTCGGAACGGTGGCCTCGGAGGAGACCATGACCACGTAGGTCCGGGGGTTGCGTGAGCGGTCCTTGACCCACTGGACGAACCTGTCCCACTCGTGGATCTTCTCGACGTGGCGGACCACCACCAGCCGGGGTGAGGTGTCCATCGGGTGCTGGTCCAGAGCCGCCCAGATGGACCGCTCAGAATCTTCTCCGGCCACGAGGCTCACCCGGTTCCACGGCTCGGGAGCGAGGAACTCGGAGACGTGGTTGACGACCTCCTCGACCAGCACGATCTCCGGCCCGCACACCCACGTGATCTGCCGGGGCTCTGGGTTCTTCTTGACCCCGGTGATCCAAACGCTGAAGGTGGCCATCAGGCGTGAGGCAGGACCCGGACGCACTGGGCGCAGGCCACACCGCTCACCGGCAGCATCGGGTTGTCGGCGAACTGGACCTTGGAGACCCAGTCGTTGCGCTTGACGAGGTGGTCGAAGTTGATCGTGCACACCCCGCCGTACACAGCCTGAAAGCGCCGTCCGATCAGCTCGAACTCCTGCACGTCAGCGTTTCCGAAAACAGCCACGGGTTCCTCCTTGATGCCCTGACAGTGGGCGCACGAATACTTGGGCATGTCGGTCTTCTCACACAGCTCTTCGCTCACAGCGCGCTCCTCAGGACACCCATCAGACTGGAGCGTACGACCAGCCTCGGACGGATCGCGGGACCCAGTGCGATCAGGATCCGCAAGGGCAGCTTCCTGCCGATGCCCTCGATCTCCTCGGAGTTGAAGATCCGGTACCGTCCGGAGATGGCCTCGGTGCACAGCGTCACCATGAGCGCCGAGTGTGGGTCCCCCCACTTCGCTGCGAGGTCGTCCAGAGTGTCAGAGTCCCGCTCGATGATCGCACGCAGGGCAGTCAGCACAAGCTGCTTGTCGTCGACCATGTCCCCCCGGTTGAGGGCGTTGCGCATCTGGCCCCCGGCAGCCAGTGCCAGCTTCTTGGCCTCGACCGCACTGAAGTTCCGGTTCAGCAGGATCTCCTCCACAGCCGCGTCGGTGAGCAGGGGGAACCGGTAGACCGTGCACCTGCTGGTGATCGTCTCAGGTGGCAGCTCGGTGTCGATCAGGATGAACTTGGTGGCTGTGGTCGAGCACTCCTCCAGCGTCTTCAACAGCACGTTCTGGGAAGCGTCGGTGGACCGGGTGAGCCGGATGATGACCAGCCGGGGGGTGGCGAAGGTGGACAGCATGGTGAGGTCCCGGGCGGCGTCCATGGTGAGGGCCCGGACCCTGATCACACCGAAGGAGTTGTAGAAGCGTCGACCGAGGGCTTCGGCCACCGTCCACTTGCCCACTGACGCCGGGCCGACGAACAGGGAGATCGCAGGCAGATCCTCGAACATGCCCAGCACCGTGACGGGCATCTTGATCATTCGGCGCAGGCCTCGTGGATCTCAGTGCGGAGCTGGGAGAGGCGGTTCCGGACGGTGGTCTCGGAGACCCCGAACTGCTCGGCGAGAGAGTCGACCATCGGCTTGCCGTAGAGATTGGCGTGCACCAGCGTGGCCTCGAAGAGATCCGTCAGGGGGCAGCGTTCCTTGGTCTTGGCCATCTGCCGGAGATGGGACCTGACGGTGTTGATCAGGTCGGTGGTTTCGAGGTCGTCGTAGGTGTCCACCAAGGAGGGCCCGTTGAGTTCCATCCACGTCACTTCGGAACACGAACCAATGTTTGCACACACGAGGGCGTCGGCGGAGATAGCGCTGCGCTGCTTGTTGATCTGCTGGCGGTCCCTGTAGTGGCGGACGTAGATCTTCACGAAGCCGGACAGGAAGGTCCGGAAGACGGCCTTGCGGGTGACGCCGTTGTAGTGGGAGGTGAAGGTGGGGTCGAAGTCGGACAGCACGTCGTTCTCAAAGAACTTGGAGAGGATGGACATGGTCACGTCCTCCACGTTCTGATCGTCGATGCCGGACTTGAAGACGAGGGTGGAGACGTAGGCGTAGTAGTGGTCGAACAGCTCGGTGTAGGTGGTGGGGACGAAGTCGGGATACTTCGATGGCTCACGAGTGCCGGTGAGGAGTCCACCCCCGAAGATCACCCTGTTGTCGATGAACGTGTAAGCGACCCGGGGAGTGAGGGACGTTCTGAGCACAAGATCCTCCTGCATTGACCGAATGGTTGACCGCTAGTTCCCCTGAAACGTCGAACGACGGGCCCCGGTGAAGGAACCCGTCGTTCGCTAAGCGGTCAACTTAGGCAGGAGGTGGAGGGCGTGAGCCCTCCAGCTGCGGTGCAAGTGTATCTGATCAACCGACGTAGTCGCAACGGGAGAGAAGCTAGGAATGACCCTAGTCCGGACGGGTGTCATATGCAACTATCAGCACGATTACTGCCTTGAAGATTCCAGTTCATCCTGTAGCTCGGAGAGAGCTACCACATAGCTGGGTTTGGTGCCAATGCGACACACCGTCTTCCAGCCCCCTGCCTTGCCTTCGTGAGCCAGCCGGGCTCGGCGATAGGCGTGCTGCCGGGAGATGCCCAAGATCTCTGCGGCCTCGGTGAGGTTGACCCACCCGGACAGCTGAGGGAGGTTGCCCAGCTTCTCTCCCGTGCTCATGCCGTTGCCTTCATCGTTGCCTTCATGACCTTCTTGGTGACGTCCAACCAGTTCGTGGCGTCGTCATCGGTGTGGACCTTGCGCAGGAGATCAAGGCACTGGGCGAGCTTGTGGGAGACCAGCTCATCGAACTGCCGTTCCTCCCAGTTGGGAACCATTCTGGAGCACGCGACCTTGAGGGCTTCGGCCAAGTCCGCCGTGTTGACCACCGGCTTCTCCGACATCAGCGCATCCCACTGGTCCTGATAGTTCGGGGCGACGTAGCCGGTCTCCTCCAGCAGGGCTTCCGCCGCTGCCTCCTCGGGGATGTCCCGCTTGGTGGAGATGAGCTTGACCGGGTCGAAGTAGCCACACCCGGCGAAGCAGAAGGCGCTGTTGGATTCGGTGTAGATCCGCATCGACTTCGACATGCCGCCGTCTTGGTGGAAGATCTCACCGAAGGGGCAGTAGACCTTCATCGAGGCGGCGGCGTAGTCGCTGACGTTCATCCCGATCATGTTGCACGCTGCGGTGATCGAGACCCGTTCGTTGGCAGTCTTGAGCAGCTCAGCTCGTTCCACGACTGCGCTTCCTCAGCTTGAAGAACATCCCGTACGAGTAGTGGGTGTTCTCGGCATCGGTCTTGGCGATCCCGGGCCTGCGGACGAAGGTGCCTCCCCGGCGCAGGGACCACCAGAAGTTGCCCTGCTCGATCACGGAACAGAGTCTCAGGCTCCAGAGAAGCCACATCATCTTGGTCCGGCTTACGGGGACGTCGATGTAGAGATGCCCATGACCCTCAGTGGTACTAGGCACGAGCGACATCTGCTCGGTCATTTCGATGTAAATCATGAATCACCTCTTCCTCATAGAGATCCAAGATCTCCCTAGCCCACATGACTTTGTCGATGATCCGCTGGCCGGGGGGCTGCTGTGACGACCAGAGTTCCAAGTTTTCGATTCGATTGTCTGACTTCTGTCCGTTGAGATGGTGGACATTCTCTGGATCCCTGAGGGGCCTCCCGAGGTGCAGTTCCATGACTTCCCGGTGCTCCCAGACGTACTGGTACTTCCGGCGTGCGACCCACACCATCCGGTACACGTAGCCCTCATCGGACAACCTCCAGACCGTGCCGTCAGGAGACACTTTGAAGGTCCGATCCTCAGTCCGACTCTCTGCCTCACCCGGCTCCCCGGAGGCCCGTATCCGTGAACGGTGTCTTGTGCAGAAATCACCACGGTATTTCGGGCGGTCGCATCCCACGACACGACAGGCTGTTCGGTGTACCTCACACCGCAGAACCCGGCCCTGTCGGTACTCAACGGGAGAGTCACACTCAGGGAAGTTGCAAAATCTCTGGGGGCGTTTCTTCCTGTTGAACTCACGCATGTAGTGGCCATGGCACCAGCCATTAGCTCGGACTGGATTCGGACACCCGGGCTCCAAACAACCTTCTCCACAGCTCATGCACCAAAAGTACCCCTACCTTGGTCCGTAGCCTAATACAGGAGTTGGGGTCTAACTGTTGGGGAACGGTGATGGCAAGGTAACGACGACCGTCGGAGCCGGAGATCACAGTGAAAGGGAAGTCGAGGTCGATGATCGGGGCGTGCAGGTCGGAGCCCAGCAGGTAGGACGACACCAGCTCACCGTCGGGGTCGATCTGCCGGTCTGCGGCCATGTCGTACCGGAGCAGGGAGAGGATCATCGGCTCGTCGACCACATTCAGCAGGTCGGCGTGCCAGTTGACCCTCTCCACGTCACGCATCCAGTCTCCAGATCTTCTTGGCCAACCACGTGACCGGCATGACGATGAGGAGGTAGCTCATCCAGTAGAGGATGCTGAAGAAGGCCTCAAGGCCCCCCTCACCGTTGTCGTATTCGTCCATACCTGTTGATACGCCTCAGGAACCTCAGACCGCGATTGGGGCCTTGATCCCCGGCTCGGGGTCATAGTCGAGGATCTCGATGTCGGCGAGGGTGAACTTGCCGATCTCCCGGACGTTGGGGTTGAGGTGGAGGATCGGCAGCTTCCTCGGGGTCCGGGACAGCTGGAGCTTCACCTGCTCGAAGTGGTTGGAGTAGATGTGGGTGTCCCCCAGCACGTGGATGAACTCCCCGACCTCCAGCCCAACGCACTGGGCCACCATGTGGGTGAGCAGGGCGTAGCTGGCGATGTTGAACGGAACCCCGAGGAAGGTGTCGGCGGAGCGCTGGTACATCTGGCAGGAGAGCTTGTTGTTGGCCACGAAGAACTGGAACAGCAGGTGGCACGGCGGCAGGGCCATGTCCGGGACCTCAGCGGGGTTCCACGCCGTGACGATGTGGCGGCGACCATTGGGGTTGGTCCTCAGCCCGTCGATCACCTGAGCGATCTGGTCGATGGTGCCACCCTTGCCGTTGGGCCACGAGCGCCACTGGGAGCCGTACACAGGACCGAGGTCACCATCGACGTCAGCCCACTGGTCCCAGATGTGGACGCCGTCGGCCTGAAGGCTGCGGACGTTGGTCTCACCCCGCAGGAACCACAGCAGCTCGGCGATGATGCCCTTGGTGAAGAGCTTCTTGGTGGTCAGCAGGGGGAAGCCGTCGGCGAGGTCGAAGCGCATCTGGTAGCCGAACACCCCACGGGTACCGGTGCCGGTCCTGTCGCCACGATCCACTCCGGTGGTCATGATGTGGTCGAGCAGGTCGAGGTACTGCTGCATTGGATCTCCTTGTTTCGTGAAAGACGTGTGGACCTGCTCAGGCGATCAGGCTTTCCATGGTGCCGTCGGTGGAGTAGGAGAGACCTCCCCCGTTGATTGCCCCCATCATCCGCTTGCTGCGGAAGTGACAGGTGGCGTAGTCGACCTCGACGATCATGCCGTTGGCCGTCTCGCCGTCCCGGTTCTTCAGGATCTGGAAGACGACGTCGGCGTGCCGGTCGCTGTTGTCCGAGGGGGCCAGCAGGCTGATGATCACGTCGGAGGAGTTGGTCGCCTCCGCCGTTTCAGACAGCGCGGCGGACGTGTACTGCCCGAGGTTCTCTGCGGCCTCCCTAGCAGCTCTGGAGACCTGCCACGGGGATACGAAGGCCACTCCCCGCCCGTTGTCGAAGGCGACCGAGAGGAGCTTGGCGTTCTTCAGCACCTCGGCGTACTCCTCCCGGGCTGTGAGCCTGCGGCGCTCGGCGATCAGCAGCGCGAGGTAGTCAGCGATCACCAGCTTGATGTTGAACTTCCGCTGGATCCGCAGCAGCCTCTGCTCGATGCTGGCGATGCCTGCCGCACGGGGGACCTGAGCGATGTAGATCTTGCCGTAGGCCGGGTTCTTGGCGAGGTCGTCGATCACCCGGGGCAGGATGACCTCCTGCTCCTCAGGTAAGGTGCCCGCCTTCAAGTCCCGGGTGTTAAGGCCCTCGGGTGTCTCGAAGATCGGCAGCTTGGAGTGGCGGGCGATGAGCTTGCGACGGATCTGGGGACGCAAGGTCTCGGTGGTCAGGAAGACCACGTTCTGTCCCTGCTCCACGGCAGCACTCCATGCCAGCTGGACGCACAGGGAGGACTTGCCGTCGCTGGAGTAGCCCGCGAGCAGTGTCAGCTCTCCCGGCTGGAGCCCACCGATCTTGCGGTCCAACTCTTCGATGCCGAACCCGATGCCAGTGGAGACTCCCTTGAGCCGGGCGTTCTTCCGGTCGGTGTAGTCGTTCTTCATCTCCATGGCCTCGTCGGCGAGGTCACCCTCGGGGGCGTCCTGCCGGACAAGCTCACGATCTATTTCCTGAAACGCCTCAAGGAGACGTGCACGAGCATCGTGGTGGCCCTGATAGGTCTGGTTGTCGATGGTCTTGCCCCTGCGCAGGATCTCCATGGCCTCGGCCAGAGCCTCGCCGGTCGTCTTGTCGGCAGCCTGCTCACGCAGCTGCTGGACCGACCACGCGAACTCAGAATCTTCAGTGGTGGTCTCCGCGAGCAGCTGGTAGGTCTCGATGAACAGCTGGGCCTTGCCGGGCTCCACACGCCCACGCAGGTTGTCGTCGAGGTACTTCAGGGGCATGACCGCGCCCCCGGTGTAGTCGGAGAACCGCTGGAGCATGGTGAAGAGGTCGGCGTGGACCTTCTCCGGGAAGTGCAGGGGAGTCAGGTGCTGGACAGCCTTCTCCAGCAGGTCGCGCCTCCCAGCCAAGATGGCCGAGAGGACGATCTGGGAGTGTTCACTCGCAGATGCCAACGGACTCTCCGAGCGTGAAGGCGCGCATGGGTTCGTCGGTGGTGCCCAGCATGATCTCTCCGGAGGAGAACTCAATCCGGTACAGCGGGCCGACCTTCTTTGCGAGCACGACCAGTCCCTTGTCCTGCACAATGTCGTCGACAGACAGGAAGCGGGCCTTGGTCTGCACCCAGCGCCTGCCGGTGTGGTTGATCTCCACGGAGGGCCGGGAGAAGGGCTTGGGGATGCTCACGTCAGTTCTCCTCGGGCGCTGGCCCGGTCAGTGTGGAGTAGTCGAGCAGGCAAGCGCCGTACCCGAGGTCGAAGGCATCGTCGGGAGTCATGCCGGTCAGCTGCTTCCGGTTGGGGTCAGCCTTCATGGCTGTGTGCAGGGTGTGCATCTGGATGACGGCCTCATCAGGGGACAGGCCGAACAGGGGACTGGTCATGGGACTCCTTCTTGCTTCACTTATTGCTACGCCCGAGAAGGGCCGAAACGCACCTCGGTCAGGACTTCGCTGCCTGAACCATGGCGGTGTGGATGAGCAGGATCTGCTCTTGGTGGACGACCTTGACCCTCGACACGCTGGAGCCCAGCTCTGCGGCGATCTGGGGGAAGCTGTGGCCCATGTAGTACCGCAGGACGATGACCGACTTCTCGAAGGACGCCATGCCGTTGACAACCTCTACAGCGGCCTCCTGAAGCATGTGGGCGGCGACCGACCCTTCCGTACCACCCTGAGCTGCCGGGGCCGTGCTGCCTCGGTCAGCGTCTCCTGTGAGGTCATCCAGCGACACGGGGGGACACTCCACAGCGTGGACGATGGCACGGACCCGGGCGACGTCGATCCCGAGAACCTCAGCGGTCTCCTCCGCGCTTCTGCCGGGGGCCTGCTCCTGAATGTCCTTGTAGATGGTGCGCTGCCTGCGTGGGACGTGGTCCAGCTGGCGCATCCAGTCCTGAATGGCTCCCCCAATCCGGCGCTTGGCGTACTGGCCGAAGGTGAGGGAGACGGGGGGAAGCTCGATGTCCGGATTGTTCTCGGGGACGACGTCGGGCTTGTACCTCTGAGCTGCGGTCACCAGTCCCTGATAGGCGATGGCGACGATGTCGTCACGATCCACTTCCGATGCGACTCGTTTCCAGAAAGACATGGCGATGCTCTGGGCAAGGCCCACGTGTGTCTCCACCAAGTCCTGCTGGGCCGGGGTGAGGGGGGTGTCTATGGACATGGGGTTCAGCCACCGATCAACTGTAGAAGGGCGAGGGGGGAGAGTGCGTTGAACAGCTCAGAACTCTCATCCCAGATGTGTGCTGCCAGAGCAGCCTCGCGCTCCAGCAATGGCATGTACTTCTCCTCCTGAGTATTCACCGTCAGGAGGTTGTGCACATAGACATGCTGGAACGCAGAACCATCACGCCGGATGCGGCCAGCAAGCTGCTCCATCCGGCTTGGGTTGAGAATCGTGTCGATGTTGACGAGGTGGCGGGAGACCTGAAGGTTCAGGGACTGCTCGATGGCCTTGGTGCCGATCAGCACCTTGCACCTCGGGTCGGTCCAGAAACGCTCCTGTGATGCCGCGCGCTTGGTCTTGTCCGCCTCCTGCCCCCAGACGGTCACGAAGCCCATACCCTCCTCACGCAGCCGCAGCTGGAGGGCCCTGACGGTGTTCTTCAGGTTGGCGAAGATGACGACCTTCTCCCCGTCCTCACTGAGCCCTCCCTCGGTGAGCTGATTGACCACCCAGTCGAGCTTGACGCTGGTCCCGGGGCCGTCCTCTTCCCCGAGTGCTGCGAGCCCTGCACAGATGGCCGCACCGTAGTGGAGCTTGGCCAGCGCGTTGGGGCGCTTCACCTGCGTGCCCTCCTCGCGGATGATCTTCAGCACGCCCTTGCGCAGCTCGGTGTACTTGGCCCGCTGTGCCGGGTAGAGGTCGAGCATGACGTCGTTGGGAATGATCGTGGGCAGGTCGACGTCGTCGAGGTCGGCGGCGGTGCGGCGGAGCACGAGCGGGGCGATCCGGGCCTTGACCGTGCCGAGATCCCGATAGCCGACCACGACCTCCTTGCGTACGTCCTTGCCTGACTTCCGGTCGTACTCGGTGATGGTGGCCTTGCGCACGTGGCGGTGGATGAAGGAGTCCATGCTGCCGAGCACCCGGCTACCCCCGAGGCCGTCCAGCACGGCGTGCAGCTCGGGCAGGCGCTTCTGGAGGGGGGTGCCGGTCATGATGACGTAGCGGTCGGTGCCGGGACGCAGGCCCTCGATGCCCCGGGCCCCCATCCGGTCCAGCACGTAGGAGGTCTCGGTGGTGGGGTTGCGGAGGGCGTCGATGTCGTCGGTGAGGAAGAGGGACAGGTCGAAGTTCTCCAGCAGCTGGTAGTCGTTGCGGAGCATCTCCGGCCCGATCAGGAGCACCTGCCACGGCTGGAGGTAGAACTGGGTGCGCTGCTTGCGAGTGCCCTCGGAGACGAGGACGTTCAGGCTGGGCATCATCCGGAGCAGCTCGGTGCGCCACTGGTGGAGGGCCGGGGAGCGGGGGACGATGATGACCCTGCCCTTGCCGCCGTGGGCGTCGGAGCGGTCACGGAAGAGGGACAGCTCACCTGTCTCCACCAGCATGGCGATCAGTCCGCCAGCCTCGGTGGTCTTACCACTGTTGTGGGTCACGATGAAATCGTCGGTGATGTAGAGGTGACTCTCGGAAGCGACCCTGATGCAACGGACCTCCTGCTCTCCCTGAGGCGTGATGGAGACGATGCCCCGGGTGGGCTCGTACTTGGTTGCCGGGGTGTGGCGTGCTGCCTTCCGGGCCAACCGGAAGGGGTTGATCGTGGACGGCAGAGCAATGTGGAAGCGATGGAACAGCTGACCCGTCCGGACCTCACCCTTGTAGGTGAACGTCGGGATCTTCTCAGTCCGGCTGAAGGTTCCACCCAGCGAGTTGACCAAGAAGGCCATGTCGTCGGCCAGCCCGGGAGAGACGGTTCCCCACTCGACGGTCGACTCCCCATAAGCCGCGCCATCGGTGTCCAGCAGTCCCTGCATGAGGGCGATGCGGTTGGCTGCTGAGGTGAGTAGATACTCCCAAGGCACCCGCTTGGATTCGGCGGAGGACAAGGTCAGCCGATTGCTGAGAAGAGGCTTCAGACCACGAAGCCGGAAGTCCGCGCTGTACTCAACTCCCTTGGCGCTGACCAGTATCGGCGTGACTCCATCAGGAAGCGTGAGGTTCTCGACGATCTCCTTGTCGGTGCTAAGCATGATCGAGCCACCGTCGTAGCCATCCCCGAGCAGGACGCCAACTGTGTATGGATCCAGCTCCAGTGGTTCCCCTCCCGTCAACTCGACCGGCACAGTCAGAGGGATGTACCAGCGGTGGTTGCCGTTGGAGTAGTCGAGCCCAGCGTCGAGAAGTTCCTGCGTGGTCTTGACCAGCGGAGAACGCCCGTGATGCTTGCGATCAGGAGTGGTGACCTGCCACAGGTGGGTGTCGGCAGCCTCCGTCACGGACCCGTCGGTGAAGGTGATCTCATACACGGGTCGGACGCCCTGAGGAATGATCTCCTCGACAGTGGTCCAGCCTCCGGTGGTGGGGTCGACAACCTTGTCACCTGCGCTCAGGTCACGCAGGCGTTCGTAACCGGTAGGAGTGAGCACGCTGGCATTCAGCGGCTGAGGGCCCATGGTGTCCGCCAGCAGTGCATGTTTCTTGAAATAGAGCCACGCCACACCGATGTGCTGGTGCCTGCGGAAGTGGATCCCACAGTCCCGGCAGCCGGGCTTGGGCCGGTCGTAGACGGTGTGGGTCTTGACCTCGCCGTCGGTGTCGCGGATCTCCTCGACCCACCCACGTGCGTGGATGCGGCACAGGTCGTAGTTCCACACCTTCAGGGGTGGGAGCTTCCAGTTCGCGGACTGGTGGATCCTCCACGCGAGCTGCTCACGGCGAGCATCGGTGAAGTTGCGGACGTCAAAGTTCAGTGGCAAGGGGTGATCCTCCTAACCCCTTATACGCCGCTGAACTCCAACTCTTCAGCTCTGGCCTCCGCTGATACCTGCTGTGCACTCCCGGCTGTGGCCATCTCAATGGCGTACGAGGGGTCCGAGAGGAAAGCTGAAACAGCAGCAGCCCACACGGGGCGAAGGCGTTCGAGCAAGGACTCTGGCACGGAAGGGATTGTATCAAGAAACCTACTACCTAGCGTCGTAGGTCACCCTCGGCGTGTCGAAGCTCAGGACACCCAGTCAGCCGGGGCCCTCGTTGATCACAGGGCCAGCCTCAGTGGTGACGGCTCCGAGGAACATCCATTCCAGCTGGTACCACGACACAGGCGGGGGCACGATCCGGGTGGCAAGGTGCATGACCGCCCGCGCTCCTCCGGTCTTGGTGTCGCTGTAGACGAAGAACGCCACGTGGTCGAAGGGGATTTCATCAGCCCACGTCAATGCCTGCTCGGGGTTGTGGGTGTCCGAGAGGTCCCCTGTGGCCGGAGAGTTGAGGGGGTCGGTGAAGGTCACGGTGGACAGCACCCCACCAAAGCCCGCACCCGGCAGGGTGCCTCCGAGGGTCCAGAGGGGTGAGTACTCCAGATGGAGGGTGACAGGCTCATGACCGGGCAGACCCTCATCACTGTAGGACCAGTCATGAAAGTTCCATGTGGCTGACGGCGCTGGAGTGTTGTTGAAGTCGAGGTAGTGGGGATCCAGCAGGTAGGACTGGAAGATGGAGTCGACCCCTTCGCTGAAGGTCACCTGTGTGGAGCTGTAGTGGATGCCTTCGATCAGACCTACGGAGGCGAACTCTTCCGGGGTCAACTGGGTGGGAAGCTCAATGGTGGACTCGTCGAAATCCACAGTGGCCACCGTCAGCCGGGCGTAGGAAGACGTGAGCACAGGTCCGTCAAGACCTTCAGGTGGGTTCCTGAGCTGGCCAAACCCCCACGCTGCCTTGTACTCCGACTGGGTGGTGCCGTCGTTGAAGTAGAAGTAGTTCCGGTGATCCCATCTGGGGACTTCCACTGATGCCACGACCGACGGTCCTACACCATGAGGGGAATCAGGAAGGGCCTTGTAGGTCAGACCGGTATCGTCACTGAGGTTGACGGGGGTGTTGAGGGGATCCCCTGCGGCGTAGGTGAGGATCTGCCCTCCACCCTGAAGAGTGTCCACGATGGCAATGGTCGCCGGTTCGGCGACCTCCTTCGCGTCAGGCCAGCCATGCCAGTCGGGTTCGGTGACCTCCGTCTGCGGCGGCATGGCAATGACCACACCATCGTTCTCCTGCCTGCCGGTGGTCACGACAATCGTCCCACCGAAGGCGGCGGGAGCGGTGGGGACGACGTTGCCGGTGTCGATGCAGTATCCGCAGGAGCTGGCTGCACGCCAGTCCACATAGTCGATGTCGATGGAGCCGTCGGTGACCTCGACCCGGGCGATGAACGGGGAAGCCATCATGGCCAGATGGGTCAGCTGAGCCACCGGAACGGCCACACAGACGTCGATCCATGCGTCGGGGGAGTTGATCACCCGGGTACCTGCGGGGGTCAGCGTGATGTCAGCACCAGTCCCGGTCCACGTCCACAGGGTGTCCACCCCGACGCCGAACGACAGCGTCCCGACACCCCGGACCCGGAACAGCCAGTGGCTGCGGTCCATGACAGGAGAGGTGCTGAAGAGCTTGTAGTACTTCGCCTGTGCGGCGCACCACAGGTCCTCACCACTCACCAAGGACAGGTAGTTGTTGCCGTCGGCGCTATTGATGTCCCCCACGTACGTCGAGGCGTCGAACAGGGTGCGGGACTCCCCCGGGTAGAAGCCTTCACCGGCAGGCGGGAGGAAGGTGTCCCCCACGTCCCCATAGTTCGCGCAGGCCGTCGCGTACCCACCTGACCAGTTCTGGTTCCAGTCGGCGTCGAAGTTGCCGGGGTCCCACGAGAAGTCGGGCTGGGAGAACTGCTCCTCCCCTTGATGCATGTACCGCACGGAGAGCCAGTATTTCTTGGACAGGGGCATTACGCGTCCGCCTCGTCTTCAGGGTCCACCACAGCGACCGCTTCATCGAACACCGTGGGATCGAGGATCTTCACGGTCCAGCCTTCCCTCTTCCAGTCCACACCCCGCTGCAAGAACCGGGTGAACTGGCGCACCCCGAGGGTGCCTGCGCCGTCGATCTCCATGTACTTGTGCATCCCGAGGGTCACCGCCTCCGACATGGGCCACGGCTTGTACTTCACGCCGACCTCGGTGACCGGGTCGTCCATGAGGAAGATCTCCTCGTTGGGTAGCAGGTTGCCAATGGAGCCGGAGGAGCTGGAGGAGCCAGCCGTGCTGGAGATCTTCTGGGTCTTGCGGCGCACCAGTGAGACGAGCGTCTCAAGGGTCAGCTCCACCTCGTAGTTGCCGTCTGAACCCTGCTGGACCGTGATCGCATTGATCTGCAAGCTGACCGGGGTGTCCGTGCCGGACACCTTGACGTAGATCCAGTCGCCTACCTCGTAGTCGACGAACACCCGGTTGTAGGGCACATCGTCGTCGGTGAGGTAGTAGGGGGCCACTGAGAGGGTCCACGCGACCAGCTGGTCGGAGTACCACGTGAGCTGCTCCTGAGCCTGTGTGTCCCTGCTGGAAGCCGTCCCAGCCCTACCTGCTGCGACGTAGCGCTCCCGCATCCCGTGCTTGATGATCGAGTCCCCGTCGAACTTGGTGGACATGACCCCGTAGTCGTCCCGGGCCACCACGAAGTTGCCGATGTCGGAGCGGTCGTAGGAGATCTCTTGGAGCTGGGTCAAGGTCGGGTAGAAGATGACCTCGGTCAAGTCCTTTCCAAAAAAGAGTCCAGTCTCGTTGGTGGCTGCCCGGCTGTACCGCACGTCGATCTTGCGGTCGGGGCGGACGATGAAGTCGCACTTGGTGGCCGCGCAGTGGGACATCAACAGCTCCAGCATGTTGACGCCGTTCTCCTGCTGAAGCTCGAAGCCCTCATCCAGCCAGTAGTTGCCTGCCGCGTCGTAGTAGCGGGTGAACAGGGGCAGCAGCTGGCGCTGGAGGGAGGTCTCAGGGGTTCGCTGGACACAGGACGCCCAGATGGTCAGCCACTGCCACAGACGGGCCTGTACGAAGCTCCAGTAGGGCGAGGTGGACTCCGGGTAGGACGGAGGCAGGACCATGCTCCACGTGAGTGCGTGGGCGAGCCCGGGGCCGGAGATCGTGACGATGCGGGACAGGTCTGTGGAGATCGGCTTGTCGACGCTGACGGTGTTGAGCCACGCCATGCGGAGGTAGCCACCCTCCCATGCCTCCCAGATGAACTCCCGGGTGGCCACGAACTCGGGGGTCAGGTCCGTCTCGACGTCCTCCTTCCAGTAGGGGGCGTCGAAGTTGAGGATCAGCTTGCCTGCGCCCACGTCGCTCAGCTCACCTGTGGCACTGAGCGAGATGTAGGGGACGGATGCCGACAGGATCTCACCGTCGTGGGTTACGGCCACCAGACGCAGTGCGGTGCCCACAGGGGGCTGTTCCACGACAGCCTGAGCCAGCGTGACCGACAGGCCGTTGCTCTGGTAGGTGATGGCTCCATCGACCGGATCGGTGACGGAGCCGATCATGACGAGCACGCTGGGCCCGAGCAGCTTCCGCTCCCAGCCTGCCAGCCAGTGGTTGGTGTTGACCGTGAACGTCGTCACGTAGTGGGCCACGTCGTAGCGGTTGATGAGGGGGTCGATGACCCGGGGGTCGGCGACCGCCGCGACGAGCGTGGGGCCATCGACCGAGGAAATGAGGTAGGCCTCCTTGGGTGCCTGCGTCACGATGAGCCGGACGTCGGAGGTGTAGACATTGGTGATCAGCGTGTAGGTGTCCGCGTTGGGGACCAGCGTCCGGGAGTCGAGGTGGTACAGCACAGGGGTGTTGCGGGTCGCATCCTCGACCACGTCGTCCATGTAGACGTAGACGAAGTCGGCGAAGTCGTCAGACGCTATTTTCAGAATCAAGGTCCATGGGGTGTCGTTCTGGTGGCTGCTCAGCACGTAGCGTCGCAGGTAGATCGGATCGCCCAAGGTCTTGAAGGTCACGCCCACCGAGAACTGGGTGGCGTACCTCTCGTAGCGCCGACCGTCGGTGGACCACCAGAGCTGGTCGGACAGTTCCTGCCCGGAGGTGACCGGGGTGCTGTCGATCAGGGAGATCTGGATGGTCCGGTTGGCGTCGGTGCGGTTGTAGACCCGGAAGCTGAGTGGCTTGCCGCTCTGCGGGGCGGTCATACCGAAGGAGACCGAAGCGGGGGTGGGATGTGCAGTGCCTCCGAGGTTCTGGATCTGGAGGTCGCGCTCCAGCTCCCCATACAGGTGGAGGGCCTTGACGTGGGCAGCCGTGGAGAACTTGAACCGGATGCCGGTGACGTTGGTCTGGGCGGTGGCCAGCACGTGGGGGGTCCGGTATGTGGTGGCGTCCTGAAGCGTGGCGGCGTCCTCGATGGTCTTCCACTCGGAGGCGTGCACGGGGGTCGCGACCGTGGTCACCTGAATCTTGGGAGCAGGACCCGAGGAGACCTCCAGCAGGTAGCCGGTGAAGGTGTTGAAGGGGGCGATCACGTAGATGTACCCGTTGGCCACGACCGGGGCGTAGTAGGAGCCCGAGACCTCCTTGTTGAGGTTGCCCTTCTCGGTGGTCGTGAAGTTGTCCCACGTGGTCTTGTACCCCACACCGATCTTGACGATCCGGCTGTCGAGATGCCACGCCAGCCGGTTCAGAGCTGGGATGGCGAATGCTGTGGCCATCAGATGTAGGCAGGCTGGTAGAGGATGGTCAACCCGCCACCGGAGGCAGCCGTGAACTCGAACTGGTTGACCCCGAGGGCGAGATCCATCCACCACAAGGGCCCAGTGCTCTGCACGGAGGAGTTGTAGAGCTTGCCTGCCATGACGGCCCGGTTGGCTCCGATGTTCAGCTCAGCGTCATCCTCCGCCAGCGTGGCGTTGAAGGTGAGCTGGGTGCCGGTGGTCAGGTTCTTCAGGACAGGGGTGGTGCTGGGGCCGTGGAAGGTCACCCGGAACTTCTCGGGGCTGAACTCATCACCGGGCACGTCGAGGGAGAAGAAGGTGTGCACCGGATCTGTGGAGGATGCCACCTCTGCGCCGACGCCGACCCCGTAGTAGAACGGGTCGGCCAAGAAGACGTCGATGACCATCGCGGAGTGCATGGAACCCTGAAACGAGGGGTCGATGGCTCCCAGCACCTGTCCCTTGGCCTTGACCACGTGCTGGCCTTCGAGGTCGGTCCAGCGCCGGGTCAGCTCGAACTGCCTCCCGGGCGTGTAGAAGAGCTTCAGGAGCATCCTCAGGTTCGAGAGGAACTGGGGGGAGGACGGAGCGTTCACCTGTGACGGGTCGGAACCCTGCACCCACATGGCCAGCGGGACGGTGCGGGAGTCCGCGACCTTGGGCCGGAACGCACGCCCGGGTCGGAACGCCTGCGCCTGATCGTCCCCTCGCAGGGGCGGGGTGGAGAAGCGGCCCGCCAAGGAGGAGATGTTGTAGGCGTAGGTGTTCAGGGGAACACCATCGACCTCCCAGTAGTCGTCTGTCGTCAGCTCGATGGTCACTGTTCCCTCCCTCCGAAGACGTAGTTCAGCTTGCGCACCGTGGAGTGCAGGGACTCCGGCACCGTCTCAGCCTTGGGGTTGATCACGTTCAGGTTCTCGATGACGATCTGCTTGCTCGGAGCCTGCCCGCTTCCCCCCTGCCCTGATACGCCGCTGGAGCCCGGTCCACCAAAACCGGGAAGGGTGGGGCCGGAGTTGTTGCTCGGAACCAGTCCACCGCCGTCGAAGAAGCTGAGGGTGCCTGTGGACTCCTTGGGCTTGCCCTGCACCGACATGGCCTTCTGGAGCATCGCGGAGTAGGACATGATCCCGGAGTTGAGCTTGGCCAAGTTCTCCAGCCCGACCCGGTCGACGATGGCCTTGCGCACCACGAACTCACCGGGGGTGAGCATGGCCGGGACGGTGTCACTGTTGCCTCGTCCGGGGACTCCGCCGCCTCCGGCGCGCTCGATCACTCCACCGTTGTGCTTACCCTGCTCCCCCAGCCCGAAGCGATTCCGCAGCCAGTTGTTGAAAGCCGTGATCGGGTTGAACTCCGAGATGCCCTTGATGGCCTGACTCCACCACCGACCGACGTTGTCGGCGGCAGTCCTGAAGGGGGTCACGACGTTGGCACTCCACCAGTTGGCGACGTTGTTCGCTGCGGTCCTGAAGGGGGTCACGACGCTGGCGTTCCACCAGTTCGAGACGTTGTTCGCTGCGGTCCTGAACGGGCCAACGACGCTGGCGTTCCACCAGTTGGCGACGTTGTTGGCAGCCGTCCGGAAGGGAACCACGATGTTGGTGTTCCACCCGGCTGTGATGCCGTTGACGAAAGCAGTCCATCCGGCAGTGATGCCGTCGATGCCCAGCATGAACGGGACGCCGATGTTGTCGTTCCACCACTGGCCGAGGGAGGTGATCCACGTATTGAACGGGACAACCACGTTGTCGTTCCAGCCCTGCCCGACAGAAGTGGCCCACGCAGTGAGGGGCTGGACGACGTAGAGGTCCCAGTTCTCCTTGATCCCTGCGGTGTTCATGTCCCAGATCTCGCCGATGGTTCCGGAGAGGTTGCTCATCGGGACGACGACCTGATCGTTCCACCACGTGGCGATGTTGGTGGCTGCGGTGGTGAAGGGGATCACGACGCTGTCGTTCCACCACGTGCTGATGTTGGTGGCCGAGGTGGTGAAGGGGACCACGACCCCGTCGTTCCACCATCCTGTGATCCGCTCAATGCCTCGGGACCATTCGGGGACCACGGTGTCGGTCCACCACGAGCTGATGCCCTTGGCGGTGTCCTCGAACCACTTGGCGATGTCCTTGTTCATCTGGGCGCGGTCCTCTTCGGACCCACCCGCGTAGGCGGCTGTCGCACCGACACCAGCACCGATGGCCGCACCCGGAACCGCACCGATGCCTGCGAAGAAGGAGCCGATCAGCGCTCCGATGCCTGCGCCTGTGGATGCCCCGGAGAGCATGTTGCCACCGGTCCTCTGGGACGCGCCTGCTGCCCCCTCAGGGGCGGCATTGGAGATCGCGTCGCCGACGAGGCTGCCGACGATGCTGGCGATCATCCCGGCGATACCACCAGCACCCTTGAGGACCGTGCCTGCCTTGCCGAGCGCTCCACCCTTGGCGACGTTCGGGCCTATGGGGGCGTACCCGCCACCCGGCAGCTTCTGGCCGCCCTTGATGGGCATCGGGCCCACGGGGGCGTACCCGCCACCCGGCAGCTTCCCTCCGGGCACAGTAGTCGGCAGGGCAGCCTTGGGTCCAAGAGCCATGCCCCAGTTGCCTGAGAAGGCTGCCCGGAGCCGGGTGACCATGGCAGCCAGCGAGCCTGCCTTCTGGAGCTTCAGCAGCCAGCCGATGAAGTTCTCGATGCCGGTGAACTTGGCCACGAAGGACAGGGCGGCGATGGCGGCGAACCCAACGGCCAGACCCTTGAGGATGTCTCCGACGACAGGCATCTTCAGGAGCATGTTGAGGACGTCGAGCAGGCTGTTCAGGACATCGAAGAAGACGGCAGTGGCGTCACTGCTGACAAGCTCGACGATCAGGTCGATGAGCTTGGTGAGGGTGTCGATGAACTTCGGCCCGATCTCGGCCTTGGAGAAGCTGTCCAGCAGTTTGGCCAGCTTGGGACCGAGGTCGTCGGTGATCTTGCGGAAGATCTCCGTCATCACCTTGATGTTGGTGACGTCCCCGGACTCCTTGGTGAACCACGAGAAGAAGGTGCCGAACAGCCGGGAGATCTCAGACAGAAGAGGCTTGATGTTCTCCAGCCATTTCTGGAAAGGAGAGTCCTTCTTGGACGCTTCCTCACTGGTCTTCAGCCAACCCTCGGTGGCCTTCTGGATCCCGTCGGAGATCCACGTGGCGAAGGCTTCGGCACCCTTGGCGTAGTTGAAGATGGTCTTGCCGATGTTCTTGATGATCTCCCACCACTGGCGGAGGGTCCCGAGGACACCCTTGGTCCCATTCTCCTTGTCCCCCATCAGCCACTTGCCGAGGGACCCACTCTTGCGGGCCTCGTTGACCATGGCCGCGATGTTCTCGGTGCCCTTCTTGAACCCCTTGGTGAGTTCGGTCAGGAACGGCATGGCGATGACGGCGAGGTCCTTGAAGATCCCCCACAGGGTGTTCAGCCCGGCCCCGATGTTCTTGATGACCGGGATGTTCGCCTTGCCCAGCAGGACGAGATCGGACTTCCACTCGGGGGAGGTGATCATGCTGAGGAACTGGTGAGCGACGTCGCCGAGGGCTCCTGCGGTGTCGGACAGCAGGCTCTGGACGGTGGGGAGCATCGACTTGAGCTTGCTGGTGTCTCCGACGATCTTGGAGAAGAAGGACTCCTGCACGGTCTTCTTGACCTTCTGCCACGCACCGTCCATGGCGACCAGCGCCTCAACGAACTTCCGTGCAGAGGGAGAGAGCTTGTTCAGGGCGTCGAGGTAGGCGTTCTCTGCCGTGGCCGCAGCTCCGGTGGCACCCGAGCCTCCACGACGGGCGTTGATCAGGTCGATCTGGGCATCACGCTGCCGGTTGATGGCGTCGGTGAGGGCACGCTGGGCCATGATGACCTCACGGTCGGCCTTCATGCCCTCCTTCTTCATCTTGGCGAGGTCTTCGGCGTTCTTCTTGTTCTCCTCGCCGACCTTCTGCTCTTCCTCCAGAGCCTCCTTGTAGGCAGCCTCAGCGGCCATCCGGTCACCCTGTGAGGCTCCGGGGTCGGCCATCGTGCGCTGGTACTCCTCGTAGGCCAGCCGGGAGTTGGCAGCGGCCCTCAGGGCGGACAGGGCGGAGTCGTCGACCGCACGCTGCAAGTCCTTGAGCCGCTTGATGTAGCCCTTCCGTGCGTCGTTCAGGTCGTCCTGTGCGAACTTCACGTCCTGAATGGAGCGGCGGTAGGCCTCCTGAGCCCGGTTGATCTTCTCCTGAAGAGTCAGTTCCGCCTGCTTGGGGGCCCCACCGGAGGAGGCAGCCTTGGTCTTGGCCTTCTTGGCGGCACCGAAGGCCTTGAACGCCCCGCCGATACCGGAGAACCCCACCTTCAGGGCTGCCACCACGGACAGCAGGGAGAAGAGAGCAGGGATGACCCCGAGGGCAGCTCCACCGATCTGGCCGAGCACAGAGACCAGCCCAATACCTGCGCCGCCCAGCGCACCGATGCCTGCGATCAGGGGGTTGATCAGCGCGAGGACACCAGCGATCAGGGGGATCAGGGCGATGAAGGGAGGAGTCAGCTTGGGACGCCACTTGCCCAGCCTGTCGAACTGGTTGTTGATCTTCTCGATGGGACCCACAGCCCGCTGCACACCACGCTGGAAGTTGGACATCTGGGCGTTGGCAGGGATCAGCGCCCTCGTCGATGCGTTGGTGTTGCGAGCCAAGTTGCCGTGGTGGGAGGCAGCCTGCTTGATGGTGTTGTTCGCTGAGCTGAGGACGGTGTTGGTCTTGGAGGTGGCAGCTCCCAGTGCTCCGGAGGCTGCTGCCCCTTCCTTGACGGCAGAGTTGTGGTCCCTGTGTGCCTCAGAGCTGGAGTGCATCGCATTGGTGTCGCTGCCCACAGCCTTGGCGTGGCGCTCCACCGCAGAGGTGGCCCCCTTCGACCCCGAGAGGGAGGAGGCGTTGAGTGCAGCCTCTTCGGCCCGGAGTTCGGCAAGGTCACGCTTGGCCTGACGGGCTGCGCGGGAGAGGGCTGAGAAATCGGCAATGGCCTTGTAGACGACCCGGGTCTCGTTCTCGGCCATTGCCCACCTCCTCCTGCTAGATCATCTTTCCGCGCTGGTCGAGCCCGCCTACCATCCCCCGGAGCCTCTCGAAGGACCCGTTGGAGTTCTTCGCTAGAGCCCTCGCGATGGCGTCGTTCGGGTCAATGTCTGCTGCCTTGCCGGAAGCCGGTGTGGCTGCCTGCTCTGGGATGACGAGTCCCAGCATCGCGCCCTCGATGTCGTCGAAGGCCAACATGCTGACCTCTTCGAGAGCTTCCTTCTTGTCCTTCGCCTCGGACATGTATCCGTTGACGATGTACCTGCCGAGACTCCGGGCCAGCCAAGAGAACCGCCCGTCCTCCCGGCGCTGCTGGAGGAACCTCCGCTGCTGGATGGCTGCGGTGATCTGCCGGAGGCGGCACAGGGGAAGGTTCCAGATGACCTTGTCGGCCCAGCCGTACTCCGCCGACACGAGGTCGAAGGCTGCGGAGAACCCACCGAGAAGGCCATCAGGATCTAGGCCTTCGAGCTTGCCTTGGAGGATGCGCTCTGCTTCGCGACTGCGCTCGTCCGCTGTACCTGAAGAAGCAGAGCCAGACGTTTTCCCAGAGCCACGATGTGGGGGGCCTCGACCTTGATGATCTGCTCCAAGATGGTGACGAGGTCGTCGATCTCCGGGTCGGCCAGCTCCAGACGAAGCTCGTCGGCCAGCTGGGCGTTCTCCGCCTGCTGTGCCTTGGTGAGCTTCGCTCCCTCATGGAGGTTCGCCGGGGAGACCATCCGGTTGATGAACTCCACGGTCTCCTCTTCGGCATCCGGGATGGCGAAGACGATGGCCCCGACCAGCTGGCCCGCGAACTCCTCCGTGGAGGTCTCCGCGTTGAACTTCAAGGTGGGAATGACCTCTGCCGCGCCCCGGGTGAGGATCTTCAGCAGAGCCATCAGGCCACGCGTCTTGAGGCGCTCGACCTTGATGGGGGTACCCGACTCCAAAGACAGCGGAGTGGACTCCGCTTCCAGCGTGTCGATGTCAGTGTTACCGGTCGTCATGCGACTCTCTTTCCTAGTTGTTTCTGAAAATCAGGGCCTAGCGTCAGAGCGGACGGCTCAGCAGGTGTCCGATGCGCTTGGTCGGCTGGCCGGTGCGGCTGTCGATGACTGCCCCACCCTTCTCGTCCACCGAGGAGAACAGTGCGGAACCGTTGTAGTTCAGCAGCAGGCCTTCCTTGTAGGACGGGCCGTCGAAGCTGAAGGGCTGGAACTGGACCTTGTAGAGCACGAAGTCCAACAGGCGCACGATGCCTTCGGCGTCCTTGGAGGGCACCCGGACGACCATCGGTCGCGGCTGGGTGTTCATGGTGTTCTCTTCCCACAGGGGGAGAGTGAAGGTCTGGTCCGCGCCCGTGCCGGAGCTGGCCACGACGGAGCCGGAGATCAGGCTCAGGGTCTGGAACGGGATGTATCCGCCCTGAATGGTGACATTGACTTTATTTGCCCAGTACCACGTGGACAGGATGGTGTCGTCGCCAGTGTTGTCGTAGCTGTCCTGATCCAGCTCAAGGGAGCCGGAGCGGATGCCGTAGATGTCGCCGAAGGTCTCTTCGAGACCAGTTGCGCCGTCCAAGATGGCGGCGTGGCTGATCGAAAATCCCTCGAAAGTCGTAGAGCCTGCCATGGTCGGTCTCCTTCAGAACGAGTGGCAAGGGAATGGTTCGGATTCTTGCCTACCCATGAAGATCGGCCCCGGGCTTCCGGCCTAGTAGATGGCCTCCGACTCGACCAGCTCACCGAGAAGGTTGAACCTGTGGAGGACCCTCAGCACTGGCTTGCCCTGCTGCCGCATGGTCTTCTTGCAGTCGTCACAGGACAGCTCCACGAGGTTCCCCTCCACGATCTTGGGGTGTTCCCCGGCGACCATGGTCTTGGCCAGCAGGCGGCGGGCTCCTGTCGGGCACCGCAGCTCCACGATCCGGGAGACCGCTCTGGTGATCCTCGTGTCGAGCTGAGGGTTCTCCTTCTTTCGGGGAAGCTGGTCGGGAGGGACTCTCCTATCAGGCATGGTCACTCCTCGCGATCTGGGCCAAGGTCCACAGGCGCTCGCCCTGCTCCTTGGGCAGGTTGGTCTTGAGCTTCAGGAACAGCTTCTCGACCACGGCATCCCAGCTGTGCGCCTGCGGGATGATCTTGGCGGCGAGCTGGCCCTTCTCCTGTGCCTCGTTGCGGTGCTGGAAGACGTGGAGCATCAGCCGGGCGAGATCCTCGACGGACGCCCGAGCGTTGAACGTTTCTGGAAAATCAGGGCTGACCGGCTCCAGCGTGTAGGCCAACGGGTAGGAGTAGGCCGGGTCGAGCCACTGGGTGTGGCCGGACCAGTTGGTCGCGATGACCGGGCCCCCTGTGCTCATGAACTCCAGCGCCGGGACGTTCTTGCCTTCGCCACGGGACGGTGCGAGCAGGCAGTGCTGGACCTTGTAGAACTCGCGCACCAGCTCGGTGGGCCAGATGTCGTAGAAGATCCGCAGGGAGGAGAACTCGTCCCCTGTCTCCGGGTCGATGTCCCGGTACAGGTCCTCGATCTTGTGGTGCAGGCCGGGAGCGGTGGTCTTCAGGCTGAGACGGGCCCAGCGCCAGAACTCTGGGTCCATCGAGCGCGCGAGCCGGAACGCCTCAATGGTCCGCCACGGATCCTTCCGCTCGGAGAGGACTCCGATCTGGGCGAAGTAGAACTCCTTGGTGTCCCAGTCCCGGTCGAACATGTAGGGCCACATGGTGGGGTCGAAGCCGCCCTGCTGGACAAAGGCGGGGCCGTCGAAGTAGGGCTCGATGCAGGCCGGGTCGAGGTCGGAGTAGCCGACGAAGACGTCGAAGTTCTTCATCCGAGCCCGCAGGGTCTTACGGGTCCTCTTGGCGAGGTTGAGCAGGTTCGAGTACTCCCACATCGTCCACGCGACCTTGACCCCCACCTGAGGGGCAATCTCGTCAGGGCACTGGAGCTGGCCCGGGTCGATGTGGTTGATGTAGAGGTCGAACGGAGCCGCCAGCTCCTTGGTCAGGAGGTTGGCCACGTCCTGTGGCAGAGGGGCGTCCACCGAGGTGGCTTGCAGGTAGACGTCGGCTCCGTAGCGCATCAGCGCCTGAGCCAGACCGATCCCGTCCCCGCCGTAGCCGGAGTACGTGCTGATTGGTGATCGCAAAAGCACCTTCATGTTGGACCTCCTTGGGTCTCTCTTGTTTTCAGAATCGTTAGGGAATGTTCACGCCATACGTAAGACGGCCCATGTAGGCCCCGTCAGTGTCCCGGATGGGTGAGAGTGTGGGTCCGGACACGCGGAGGCTCCCAGCGACCACCACGCCCGTCTTGGAGGCCACCTGATCGGCAGTGCCCCAGACGAAGGGCATTCCACGCGAGGTGCCCGCGTCAGTGAGGTGCAGGTGCTTGTCGAGGACCTTCTGGATGCTTCCGATCTTGGTCTTGGCGTCGTTGACCTTGACCGACTTGTCGTCGTTGCGAGTCGGGTCGGCCCAGATGTCGATGACCAGCAGGGGGAAGGTCATCGTGTTGTGACCATTGGGGGAGGTCCACGTGCCGTCCTCGTTGATCACGATCAGGCACCGGCCCGTGTTCTCGACCTTCACGTTGATCGGGTTCTCGTCGAAGATCCACGTGTCCCAGCTCATCGAGCGCCCCAGCAGATCCCGCAGCGCCGGATCCTGAGCGAGGAAGTTGCGGGTGGCCAGTGAGAGATCAGTCATTTCCGGAGTCCATTCAGCATGGCCTCGACCCACATGGGGTGCAGGGCAGCCAATGGTCTCATAAAGTCGTGGTCGCCGCGTGCGGAGGACTTGCCTGCCCAGTGAACTCCACGGCGCTTCTCGTAGATGGCGTAGTCGACAGGACCGGCATCGCCGTAGGAGATCTCACCCTCCCACGTGGCCATGCCCATGGCGTGCCCGGTGCTGACCTTACCGGATGCCTTCAGGGCTCCGGACTCCACGTGGACAGCTGCCTGTGTCGCTGCGAACCCGAAGTCGAGCACAGCCTTCAGACCCATCTTGGTCTTGGCTGTGGGCATCATCTCCAGCCGGGTCAGTTCCCTGTCGATGTCGGACCAGTCGCTCGTGATCCTGATCACGGTACGAAGTCCTCAATGGGCTCTTCGGCGGGCCAGTTCTCGCCGTTCAGCTCCTGACCGGTCTCGATGATCTGGACCTCGATGTGGTGCCGGTCGGAGAAGGCCACGACCTCGTCAGGGATGGAGCGGATCTCGAACGTGCCCGACACCGGGATCGCTCCGTGCTCGTTGGGGATGGCCACGATCCGGTCCCCCGCCCTGATGGGCGCGTAGGGACCGGTGAGCATCACACCCACCCTGTCGGGTGCCTTGCCTGCGACCATGGCGGGGAGCGCGTCCTTGCCCTCGCGGATGAAGTTCATGTCGAGACGGCAGCGCAGGAACTGGAGCATGTCGTTGAGTGCAGGATCCGGGTCGGTCGCCTGCGCGTAGGCCATGGTGGCGACGCCGTCCTCAACGGTCAGCGTGAGTCGCTCGACCCGCACTGCGGAGTTGAACAGGTGCTCCATGGCTACTCCTTCCTTGTTTTGTGAAATGTCCTACCAAGCTGTGAGTGCTGCACGCTTCCAGCCAGTCGAGGTCTTGCTGTAGATGAAGCCATCATCGCTGGCAATGTCGCCCACCACGCCCAACGCATCAGCACTACTGGTGGGGATGGAGACGGACGACAGAGAAGTGATCTCCGGAGTTGCCCACTTCAGCCCGGCAGGCGTGGTGGGGTCGACAGTCAGAACCTCCCCTTCCGCGCCCACAGGAAGTACAGCGGGACCTCCAGATGCCGCCGTGAACAGCACGGTGGTCATCGTCTGGTAGCCACCGTCGCTGGCGGTGATGTAGATCCGGAAGTCGGTGTAGGCAAGGGTCCCATTGACTGTGAACGTCTGGGTCTGCCCGATGGTCCACAAGACCCCTGTGTGGGTCGAGAGGTCCACCCACGTTGAGCCGTCGTTGGAGCCCTGAATCTTGAAGTTCCGGGGGCTGCGGCCTGCTGAGAAGGTGTAGATGGTGATCGAGCATGACACCAACACCTCGGCTCCAGCAGAGTGGCCGGAGATCCAGTGGGGCAGGTCGAGAGCACTGTGCCAGTAGGTGGCTGGGTCGCCGTCGAAGGCGTTGCTGGCCTGATTGGTTGCCGACCCGTCAATGACAGAGGATGCGGCGGACGAGATGATGTCAACCGGATGGGTGTCTCCGCCAGCGAGAGCGAAGGAAACCAGATCCCCAAGATGTGCCGGAGCTATCCCGGAACCACCTGTCGTGGGCAAGGCGGCAACCGTGGCCGCAAGATCCTCCACCACGGCGATGGTGGCGAACCCGGTGACGTCAGGAAGTTCGGTCTTCAGGGCATATGTGGTCAGGTCCACTGGAGCCGGGAGGTCGATGGTCTTGACGTAAGGAGTGAGGTCGACTGGAGTCGGGATGTCGGTCGTGTGTGCGTAGCCAGTGAGGTCCACCGGAGCCGGGAGGTCATCGGTGGTGATGAAGGCAGAGACGTCCGGGATGTCAGTCGTGCGGGCGTAGCCAGTGAGGTCCGCTGGAGTCGGGAGGTTCCCCCACCGGAACCCACCCGGGTAGCCGGAGTTCCTGAACAGGATCTGCCCATCGTCCGCTGGGGCGACGAAGGGGTCGCAGGACAGCCTGACCCAGTGATCCGTATCTTCGTAGGGGGCAAGCATGACCGGAAGTTCTGTCGCGAGTTTGCAGTAGAACAAGGTCTCCATGAAAGCAACCACCGAGCCCACCGCGTAGGCCTCACCAATCCAACCTCCCTTGAACGCCATAGCTCCGGGCAACGGGACGATGAGACCCGGGACGTCGTCGGCGGTGATGAAGGCGGAGACGTCAGGCAGCTCGGACTTCAGGGCCAGCTGGGAGATGTCCACCGGATCCACAGGAGCGGGGATGTCCGTGAGCTTGGCCAGCCCCGTGGCTGTGACCACAGAGGGAGGCAAGACCGGGTCGGTGACATCCACGGTGACGTAGCGGCGATTGGTAGCCATGAGTCAGACCCCCTGCGTGTAGAGGCCGGAGCCGGGCGGATCTTCGATCCATGACGCAGGAACCACGTCGGCGTCGAAGAGAGAGGGCTCCCGGGTCTGGAGTCCGGGGGCTGGGTCAAGGTTGAAGCCAAAGTTGGCGGAAAGGCGACGATCCACCGGGGACAGGTACTCCACGTTTCCAGAAACATGTCCGGTGACGAAGGTGCCGTCGTGCTCGAACATCTCGATGCCACCACGCTGGAAATCTCCACTCGCGCGGTCGCAGACCGACAGCTGGCCGACCGCCATGTCGAACCACATGATCCCGGTCTCCAGCCCCTTCTGGGCGGCTGCGGCCACCTTCGAGTAGGAGTAGGAGCCGATGGACTCGGAGTTGAACGGGGAGGCCTTGGCTGACTGATACGGAGCCGTCAGGTGGATGGCGTCGGCCATGGAGATGATGGCGAAGTCGACCATCTGCTGCTGGTCAGCGGTCAGCAGCTCCGGGTCGAAGATGCAGGTCCCGATCTTGAAGAGCAGGACGGCCTGAGGAATGGCGGAGGAGGCGATGAACGTTTCAGGAAACGAGGCTACGGGCCTGCCTGTGAACGCCGCGATCAGCTCCCGGGTGTAGGTCTTGTATGCCATCCCTCAGGTCCTTTCCTGTCAGATGCTCGCGAGCGGAACAGCCCGAGCACGCCGGGCATCCTGAGCGACCATGTCGTCATCGAACTTCTCGCCCGGGAAGGGGACGAAGGGACCGGGGCTGAAGTAGTGGTGACCCCAGCGAAGGATCTGGGCGTTGGGGTTGTTGGCCAGATCGAGCCATGACGCCCCGTTGCGGTCCTGCGTGCGCTTGTAGGTCTCGCCGCCGACCTCGAACTCCAGCTCCTGACCCCTGTACCAGTTCTGGCCGAAGGCGATCATGCCGTCGTACACGAAGTGGATCAGAACCTTCTCACCGTTCCCGGCCTTGGCGTACCGCGTGGGGGCGTTCTCGGCGATGATGGCGTTGCGCTTGGCCATCCTGTCCTCCAGCTCCTTGATCCGGATCTCGGCCTCGGTCAGCTCGACCGGCTCCTCCGGTTCTTCCTCGGGCTCGTCGAAGGACGGCATCGGTTCAGCAAGCATGGCCTCCAGCTCGCGGATACGGGCAGCTTCGGGGTCCTCCGGGGCAGGGGGAGCCTTCTTGGCCGGTGCCTTGGCTGCACGTGCCGGGGCCTTCACAGGAGCCTTCGGAGGCTCTTCTGTGGGGACTACTACGTCATCCGGTGTCAGTTCGAGGAGGTCCTCGAAGTTGTCCACTGGTTCCGTGGTGTCAGTCATGGTTGTTGCCCTCCCGGGGTCTCTATGGAAGATCGGCCTTCGACCGCTCGGGAGCAGCTTACCGGAGTCCCAAGGTAGGGATTCATCTTTCGGTCAAGACTTGATGACCGCAGTCTGAACTGTGTCCGTCTGCGCCGAGATGAAGCCAGCGGTTCCCGACGTGATCGTGACCGCGTTGAGCTTTGCCTTGGAGGCGGTCGAGCGGACCACTACTCCCCACGACGCCCGGTTGCCTCCGGTTGCGGGCAAGACCACCGAGCCCACCACATGACAGGTGTCTGCGGCGATGTCGACCTCAGGGTAGGTGGCTGTGGCAGAGGTGGCGTTGTTGCTCACCTCGGACCCAATGAGTGCCGAGTTCGACGCTCCGTCTGCGAACGCCACCCCCGTGCGTCCGTTGTAGTCGACGGTGACACCCTTGAGCTTGACCTTCGCCGTTGCCGTGACGCCGTTCTGGGAGTTGGAGTAGAAGTGTCCCCCGGCGAAGTTCAGCCCCAGTGCTGCGGCCTGCACGCCGTGCAGGTTGTAGCTCAACGTCATGCCGGTGAGGTCCACCATCATCGATCCAAGAGCGCCTGCTCCGAGGATGCCCGGTCCTGCGTTGCCTGCGCAGGTCGAGTTCGACACCTTGCCTCGGGTGGTGTGCGTTTCGGCCCGGATGAGACCGATGCCTGCGCCAGCGTTGTAGTTGCAGTCGACACCGTTCACCGAGAACTCGACCACGTCCGTGCCCACGTTCGGGTTCGGCTCGAAGTAGATGCCTCCCTTGGGGGCTGTGCCGTTGACGGTGCCATTGGAGTTGTAGCATCCGCCCTCGAACTTGACGCCGGAGGCTCCCGTGACGGAGGCTCCGTTGCGCCGGTTGATGCGGCAGTCGCAGCGGGTCAGCACGACGTCATCGACTCCACCTCCGACGTAGATGCCATCACCCCAGCACTCGTGGACCTTCACGTCCTCAACCCTTGCGCCATCCCCACCAGTCAGGATGGAGATGCCGTGACCCCACTCTCCTGTCGAGCCAAGGTGTGTCCGGACGTCGCCGATGATCTGCCCTCCCTTGACCTTGCAGTCGGCCTCCGAGATGGTGATCACCGAATAGCCCCCGAGATCGGTCGGAATGACGAGCAGGCGGGCACTGGGGTGCAGCTCCAGCGACATGCCGGGCTGATCCAGCTTGATTCCCAGCGCGGCATCAACCAGCCAGTCTCCCGCAGGGACGAAGCCGTCTCCTGCGAGCAGGGCGGCATTGGCGGACGCGCTGATGTCGGCACCGGGGACGGCTCCGTAGTCTGTGATGTTCATGCTGCTCCTTGGGGTGGAAAGTGGATCAGACGACCTTGTAGCCGATAGTCATTCGGATGATGTCACCGACAGCCCACGCCCACGGGGAGGAGGTCGTGGCGCGGCCACTGGCCGCGCTGATGATGTAGGAGTTGGGCACGAACGAGCACATCTGCCACGTGTATGGCGAGTTCCTGAAGATCCAGCCCGAACCGGTGTAGATGGCAGCGTCGGTGTCAGCGATGGGCAGGCTGGGGTAGAAGATGCCCTGCACGGTCGTAGTGGAGCCGAACACGAGGTTGTACCTGACGAAGCAGATGCCACCCAGCCGCAGGTACGTCGCCTGATTGGTGCCATTGCCCAACGTCAAGTTCGTCCACGTCGGGGTGAACGAAGTCCACGAGGACTGCGTTGTCTGCTTGGCGTTGATCTGGGTCTGGAGTGCACTCGTCACGCCGTCGAGGTAGTTCATCTCGGCAGTGGTGGCGGTGACACCGTCGAGCTTGTTCAGCTCGGCAGCGGTGGCTGTGACATCGGTGGCTCCGACAGCGAGCAGGTGGCTGTGGTTGGAGACTGCCTTGGTGCCAAGCTGGGTCTGGATCGCGGAGGTGACCCCCGAGGTGTAGTTCAGCTCCGTGGCGGTCGCGGTGACACCGGCCAAGTCATTGATGTCCAGAGCCTTCTTCAGGACACACTCATCCACCCGGCACGTCCCTGACGTCGCCGTCGCCGGGACTATCACCTCAAGGGTGACCGAGCTGACCCCAGCCGGAACCACATAGATGGCGGTGTAGATGGCGTAGGCGGGAGCGTTGATGCTGATGTTCGACTGGACAGCTGGGATCCGCACACCTGTGTTCGTGACGATGTTGAACGTCATGTAGCCCGTGCCCGTCATGGCTGTCCTGAGAGCGATGGACGCCTTGGCTGTGTCTCCCTGCTTGACGGGCATACTGATCAGCGAGGTCAAGGTCTTCACAGCACCTGTGGCCGTCACCATGGCACAGTTGTTGCCCATGTAGGGAGTAACGGAGTCCAGAGCCCAGCCTCCCGACTGGCTCCACCCGGACAGGTCGGCGTAGTCCTCGAAGCCGGGGTTCATCAGGTAGTTGACTTTGTCCGTCCCCCACTGCGGAAGGTAGTCAAGAGCCGCGAGGTCTGCCTTGCCAGCCACAAGGCTCCGGAGAGCGTTGAACTCGGTTGCCAGCCTCGAAGCAAGAGCCGAGATGCCTGACGCCAGAGTCATCAGGCCAGACCGGCGACGAACACAGCGACGAAGTCGGTGGCCGGGTCACCGATCAGGGCGGCTTCCTGCGCGCCGATGTTGTTGCGGGCGAAGGTCTGCTGGGGAGCGGTGAAGGTCTGTGCTGTGACGGCAACCCGGAGCCCCAGAGCGGTGGTGAACCCAGTGGCTTCAGTGTCGTCTGCTGCCATCAGGGCTTGCAGCTCACCGAGGGTGTCGTATGCCGCCGAAGCTCCACCAAGGATCTCGTTCTTGAGGGCAAGGATGGCGGCAGCCTGTGCAGTGGAGACCGGCTTGGCCACGTCGGTGGTGTTGTCCACTGAACCCAGCCCGACCATGGCCTTGGTGATCCCACCGACGGTACCAGTGAACGTCGGACTGGCGATGGGTGCCTTGAGCGCATCCTCGGAGGAGATCTTGGAGGACGACCACGTGTTGACGCCGTTCGTGGCGGCGTCGTTGATGGAAGCTCCAGCTCCGCCAATGCCTGCCATCACCTCGTTGACCGCACCCACCAGATCGGTCTTGTAGGTGGTGGTCAACCCGGCAAGGCTGGACAGGTTCCCGTTGATCAGGGTCCGCAGCGCCTTGGACTCTGTCGCTGACCGGGTGAAGGCGTTGGCGATGTTGGTTACCAGTGACATGTCCTAGACCAGCCTGTTCTCGAAAAGAAGGGTGAAATCCATGTAGTCGTCGTACGCGGGATGTGGTGTGACATCCACGATGTGCAGTTGAAGCTCTTCCCCGTTACCCATCGGCCCCGGAGGACCGGGGATACCCCGTGGTCCCGGCGAGCCTTCCAGTACCTCCACGATCTCGGTGACCTCTTCGATCACCTCGACCACATCGGGGGCCCCCGTGAGGACCTCCACCAACTCGGTGCCCTCGGTGACCACCTCGACGAACTCCGGGGAGTCGGTGAGGACCTCCACCAGCTCGACACCTTCGGTGACCACCTCGACGAACTCCTCGGTCATCGGGTGATGTCTTTCCGGACGCCGAACTTGCCTCCCCCACGGGTCAGCACCTGAGGGGGCTGATCGGCGGAGGTGCTCTGCAAGTCCCACAGACCCTGCCCCGCCACAGTTGTCTGCTCCGGGGTGAGTCGCAGGGTCAGCTCCCCCTGTGCGGCATTGGTGGTGTCCACCTCGAAGGTGAACATGGGCTCGACATCATCGGGATCCTTGCGGGCCTGTGCTGCCCATGTCGAGCCGGACAGGTCGATGGGCTGCCGGGTTGCCTTGTCCTTGATCCGGATTGTTTTGTCAAACGAGTCGCCCCGGAAGGCTTCGAGGTCCAGCACGAACCTGTTCATCGTTGCCTCCCGGTAGTCACTACAGAAGATCGGCCTTGGACAGGTAGGCAGCGATGGCCTCAAGGTACTCGGGAGAGGCGTGGAAGGTCTCCGCCCACCCCACGGCTGTGTTGCATCTTGTGCAGACCAGCCCCCTGATGCACTGGGCGCACCCCGATACTCCTGAGCAGTGCTTGTGGTCGTGGTCAATCGCAGGTGATCTGGTTTCGGAAAACGGAGTCAGGCACACGGCGCAGGAGTAACTCTGTGCTTCCAACAGGGCTGTGTAGGTCTCCCTCGACAGGCCATGGCGATTGGTTCTCTGCTGAAGGTTCATCCGCCGACGTTCTTCAGGAGTCAGCGCAGCATGACGTTCAGCCCGAGCCTTCTTCCGGCACTCCTCACACAGCAGGCTCTCCACCGTGGACTCACTGGGGTACTGGAAGACCGGCTTCTCTTCCCCGCAGCGGGAGCAGGTACGAGATGCCTTCCGGTCCACCTTGATCCGGCCCTTCAGGGGAGCTGTCCGAGCCTTCACCTCTTCAGGAGTCTGCTTTCTCGAAACACCTCGACCCTCGATCCCGTGCTCGAACAGGGCGGTCCTCACCTGCTTCTCGGTGACTCCCAGCCCCACGGCGATGTGGGCTGCTGACATCGTGGGGGCCAGCCTTCTCAGGTGCTCCAGCCGCTCAGCAGTCCAGATCGACACGGGACGACCAGTGTTGCCTGTCCGGGCGTCCTTGGCCTTCAGACCCAGCTGATTGAGCTTCCAGCGGACCATCTTCACCGGGCGATCCAGTTCGGTCGCCAGATCCTTCAGAAATGACTCAGAGGCCGACTTCCGAAGAAGTTCGACCTCTGAGTCCAACCATGCACGTCTCTCCATGCAGGAGAGTTTAGCACACTTTAGCTGTGATCACCAGATCAGCCCGGCGTAACATCGCTGACATAAACGAACTGTTCCGGCCTCGTGATGACCGGCAGGAGGTTCCACTCCAGCAGGTACTGACGGGCCGACGGGTCCTTGTCCTTCCACGTCTTGGCGAACTTGCCGGTGTAGCCGTCCGGGGCCTCGTCGTCGGCGGTGGGGCCGATGAAGAGTTCGATGGGGCGGTTCTCGGTGAAGTTGCCGATCAGCAGGGCGTCGTCAGCGAAGAAGCGCTG